GGGCAAGAGCATCGGTGCGGCCCAGGTCGGGAAGTTCTGCCGGAATCGCCCTGAACCGGCCTGTGACTGCGGCCGCGGCGCGCATCTCGTCGTACCAGTCAGCGCCCAGCGTGGCCGCGGCGCTGCCGTAGATTGACACCAGCCGAGGCAGCAACTCGATCAGCCCGTCACGAGCGGCGATCGCCGTGTTGAACTCGGCCCAGATCAGCGTCAGATCATTCTGAGCGAGCCCGGTCAACTCGGCGAGGTCACGACGGTGGGCGTCAGTTAGCTGGACGAGCGACACTAGCGCCACCCTCTAGGCCCGCAGCGTCGGCGACGGGCAGGCGGAGCGACGTCGGGATCGCACCGGTGAAGCCCAGGCCGTTGAATCCGACTCGGGCGGCGGCTTCCTTGGGTTCGACCCCGGCACGGATCAGGACGCCCATCGCGTCGGCCTTCGCCTTGACCGCGGCAGAATCTTCTGTTGCTCCGGTCGCAGCCGACGTGATCGCCCGCAACGCCGCCGACCCACCCATGCGACGCTTGTCCGACATCACCCGCTTGATCTGCTGCTCATCGAGTCCCAGCAGCTCCAGCCCGACCTCAGTCTCAGCAAGCCACGGGATCGCCGCGAGCTGCTTCGATCCGGCGTCAGCCTGAGCCGCACGGGACAGGTAGATCGGCGGGCGCCACTTGGTGTCGATCGATGCCCACTCGGGCGGGATCGCGTCGAGCCCGTTCTTCATCGCCAATGAGCGAGCGAGCGACCGGCGCAGCGGGAGAGCCCAGTCATCCGTGGCGCCCTCGGCCTCGGCGATCAGGTCCTCGCGGCTCGCGATGTATGAGTCGGCCGACGTCGGGTTGCTCATGTCGGAGACGCCGAGCGACGACAGGGGGATCGATGTTTCGCCCGAGAACAGTTGCGCCTGCTGCTTGAGCTGGTCGATGTGCGGCTGCGGCGACGACGCCGCGAACTGCTTCACATCCGCGCGGGGGTTCGCCGCGTCCTCGTCGTCCGGGATCGCCTTGATACGCCCGAGCATGATCTGCCACGACGCCTTCTGAGCGCCCGTCGCATCCTTGAAGATCGACTCGTCCGCGCCCATGAGCCACATTTCAGGGAACGAGTAGACGTCGGCGTGGCCCTCCATACGGATGACCGTTCGGAGCGCCTGGTCGTGCAGCGACATGACGGGCCGCGAGATCCGCGAGGACCCGAACGGGCGACCGACCCGCGGCTTGTAGACCAGCGGCTCGGCAGGGACGCCCCACGGGTGTTCTGAACGGCCCACGGTCCATCCGCTGCTGTCGTGCTCGGCGGCGATCGTGAGGCCGTCGAGGTACAGCGCGAGCGACGTCGGCTTGTCGTCGTCGGCGCGGCCAGTGATCGACAGGAGGTTGCTCAGGTGACGCGCGCGCGGGTTCCAGTCGCCGGTCGCGCTCATCGCGTCCTTGACATGGATCAGGCCCTTCGGCTCGCCTGCCGACTCGTCGCCGAGCGTGTTCACCAGGAACGACACGCTGTGGATCAGGGACGAGATCAGGCCCGACGACACTTCGGTCCCGAGGTTGTTCGCATCCCACGCCTCGCGGTAGCCGATCGAGTCAAGGTCTCCATCGGGCCACACGAACGCGTCGAGGTTGCAGCGGCGGGCGAGAATGTCGACGGCCTTCGCGGACCAGCCGAGGACGATGCCCAGGCGGTAATACTGCGGCGGGATGATGCTCCCGATCTGTCGGAGCGCACGCTTGCCGTCGTAGTAGCTGGCGCGCAGGAGGTTGCGCTCCTGCTTCTCGTCGAGCTTGTGCAGGAGATGGTTGAGGGTCCGATCCTCGTCGTCACTGAGCCCGGGAAGGGCGAGCCGATCGATCACAGGATCACCGCCCGTCTGCTGTCGCTACCTGTGCGGCCCGAGCCGCTCTTGCCTGTCGTCACCGCGTGCAGCGCCAGGGTCACCGCGTCGAGAGGAACCACGTCCACGTCGGGGGACAAAGGCTTCCAGCCCCAGCCGCCCGCCGTGCCGATCGTCCGTCTGCCCGCGCCGCGGACCGCGTCGTCGAGTTGCTTCTGCGAGGAATGCGTCAGGGCCGCCGACCGGATCGCCTCGGCGGTCATTGCGTGGGCCGAAATGACCTCGTCGACTGTCGGCGTGTGAATGATCCGCTCCGGGATCTTCGCCACCCGCAGCGCGTTCACGAGCGCACCCGCGCCCGCCTTGCCGTCGATTGTGATCCGCGAGCAGTTGCGCCACCGCGCAGACAGCCATGTGACGAGCCAGCCCGTGCCGGCCGCCATGTCCTCGACCTTGATCAGCTCGACGTGCGGGACACCCACGGCGGGCCGCAGAGCAGCCGCCAGGGCCACGCGCGAGCCGTCAGCGGAGAACCGCACCGCGTAGGCGACCCGGCCGTCAAGCGGGGCGGGCGTGTGACCGAGCGCATCCCACTTGGCCCAGTCGATCTCAGACGGGGCGAGTGCGCCGTCGACATCCCAGATGCCCATACCCTCACGGCGGAACGACTCGTTTCCGAGGTTCATCTTCATTCGCAGCATGGCGGCCTCGGGCGTGCGGTGCGGATAGGACGGGTTGCCCTTGCGCCACTGGCTCCGGTCCTCGACATCTGCGTCCGCGTCGGCCGAGAACTCGATGAACAGCGCGTCACCCACCGAGGCCTGCCAGCGCATCACGGCGGCGAGACGAAACCACCTCGGACGGGTCAGACGGTTTCGGAGGCGTGCACAGGTACAGGATCAGCGGGTTCGCCGAGACGTTCGTCGCGGGCACCATGTCGTCGACCGCCTTCTGCGTGAGGATCTGCGCCTCGTCGAACACGAGGACGTCGACCTCATCGAAGCCGCGCCCGAACCCAGACTCCCGAGCACCGAACATGATCCGCGAACCGTTGACGAACTCGATCTCCTGCTGCCCGTTCGCGCGTCGGACGATCAGGATGTGCGGCGCGAGCTTCTTGCGCTTCGCCATCCCCTGGAACGACTTGAACGTCTCATCCGAGGTGCGCGTGTGGTGCGCCGTCCACACGACCTTGAGGCCAGGGAACAGGACACACAGCGCCATGATCATCATGCCGACCGTGAACGTCTTGCCGACCTGGCGGCAGATAGACATCATCACGCCACCGATGCCAGCGGCGTACTGGCCGCCCTCGCGCTTCGCCAGGATCGCCCGACCAAGGCCGTCCTGCCACTCGTCGAACGTGACGCCCCACCCGTGGCAGGTATCCCGAACCGCCGGCCATCCCGTCGAGACGATCCCGGACGGCAGGATGACGTGACGGGCTAGGTCAGACAGCGACCCAGCGCTCGTCGGGAGTCGTGGCGGCACCGTCTGCCTCCTCGGCCTTCGCGTCCATGACCTCGATGTCCCGGGCGATCTCCATGAGGCGCCGGGTCAGAGCCGCCAGGTCGCGAGCGGGAGTGCTCGAGTCCTCGACGGCAGTCGCCACGCGGGCGCGCATCGCCACCAGGAGATCCCGCCGGGTGCCCTCCGCAGCTGCCGACTCGACCGTGAACGTCCGCTTCGGGGCAGGAGGCGTCTCGCCCGGGGCGACCGCGTGCAGGGCCTTTCGGGGCATCGTGGTCACCTCGGCTTCGCGGAAAAATGACGGGGAGAGAACGGCCCTATGCCGCTAGAGTGCCTTGACCTCGGCGGAAGGGGTACCTCCCCCTGGTCACCACTCTCGGCTCGTCACGACCTCTGTCAATGGCATGAGCACCCGTGCTGACTTGCGCCTATTACATTCTCGATGCGTTAAACGGCAGTTGCCTCGCTCGAGTGGATCGCCCCCGAGCGAGACGGGGATCTTCTCGTCGATCTCTGCTCTGCGCGGGTCGGGTACGCAGCCTGTGCAGTCGGGGGTGATGCATCGCGGACTGTGTTGCCCAGCCATCAGACTGAGCGTCTTGTCGACTGGCTCGTGACAGATGGCGCACACGTTCTCGGTGGCGAGGATGCGGCGTCTGAGTTGGCGTCTGCGGTAGCCGTTGGCGTTGCGCGGGTTGCCTGCCATCGCGCTACTTCGTATCGCCACTAGGGGTCACTGGCTTGGGTCCAGGGCCATGCTCGACGGGAACGCCGCGCCTGTCCTTGGTCCTGATCGGCGCGCGTGCGATGGCCATTCGGCAGAGGGGGCAGTCGGGGTTGTGCATGTCGCCCCCTACTGCATTTGTTACCGCACGCGCTACTTTCGTGGTAGGCGGACCTTATGTCAGCCTTGTCATGCCTAGTCGTAATCGCCCCAGTCGGCCGTACAGATGCCGTAGGCGTGGTCGCATCCCTCGTGGTTGAGTCCGCGTCCCGTGGGATCGCGCTTGAGCGAAGCCTCGCGCGCTGCGACGTCGTCCTGTGTCATGAGGCTGCGCGCGTGTTGGCTGCGCGTGCTTCCCATCCGCCGCGCACCCAGCCGTTGCACCGCTTGCACTGGTACAGCGCGTACTCGAGGACGACCGCACGGGTCCTGCCCTTGGATGCCAGATCGGCCGACCCGCAGTATGGGCACTGATGCTCGTCGCCGAGGCTGCGCGGGAACGGGTGGCTCTTGATCCACGGGCGCAGCCTGTCTGCCAGCCATTCGGTCAGCTCGACGTCGCCGCGGTTGTATTTGGCGATCTTGTGCCGCGCCCTTCTCGTCGCCGTCGACCGCAGCCTCAGCGAGCTCATGCTCGTAGTGGAGTTGCTTGCCCGGCCGGCCGAGCGCCCGAGTCGTGTAGTCGAGCGAGCGGGACAGATACCCGAACTGGCTCGTGACCGGATACAGGTCAACGTCTTTCCAGGGCCTTGGCTTAACAAGTCCCAACTTAAGCCAATCGCCTTGCAAGTGTTTGTTGTCAAACCGGATGCCGTTGTACGTGTAGACGATGTCGGCCTGGTCGTACAGGGCGTGGACTCGGCGCGTCATGCCCTCATGTCCACCGTCGAGCCATTCGGCGTCGAACTGGATGGCCTTCTCGCCGTACCAGCGGTGCGCGTAGCAGATGGTCCGCGGCTCACGGACGAAGTTGGCGTACGGGATGTAGCGCGTCTTCGGTTCCCATACGCGGGCGAGTCCGGCGAGGCGCTCGAGGTGATCGCTGAGGCTCACGCGCCGGCCTCACACGAGCAGTCTCCGCGGCGATGGTTGCCGATGGTTCCGCGGCCGACGGCGTAGCCCTCCGCGGTGAGTGCGGCGTAGATCTGGGTGGCGCTCATGCGGCTGGCGAGCATCTGGCGTAGGGCCGTGATGTCGTCGTCGGGCATGGTGGCGAGGAGTCTGCCCACTGAGCAGAAGTTGCGTACTGGGGATTTGGTGGTGAAATGGTCCGCGAGTGCCACGGCCTGCCCTTCGTTGGATGGGCTCCCTTGCTTTGGTGGGGGCGGGTGTTGGCCCGCCCCGCGCCTGCCCGCGTCCCCGGTGCCCGAAAGCGGTGGGATGCCTCAACGGCAAAAGGCGCAGTCCCCATAGGGGTGCGCCTTCTGTGTGACATGGTAGCGAACGCTGTCGACATGTCAACGATAGCCGCGCGTGTCACGCGTCTTCGCTCATCACGATCCGCCGCGCTGCGATGTCCCGCTGAACTCTCGCCACGGCGTCGATCGCGAACAGTTTCCGTCCGTGCGCGTCCTTCCCGATGCTCGGGAGCAGCCCCCGCTCGTGCCACTTCCTGATCCTGACCCACGTCAGCCCAAGATGGTCGGCGCACTGCGGCCCGGTCATGTCCTGGACTGCGAGCAGCGCACTCACCTCACCCTGCCACGTGTAGTCGGCGCCACAGTTCGGGCACAGGAACCACGTCCCGCCGTCCTGCGGCACGCACCGGTAGGCGCACCAGCGGCACTTGGGTTTGAACTCGGGCCGGATGCCGAGCGTCGACCGCAACTCGGCCGCGATCCTGCCCATGTCGTCAGCCAGCTCGGTGATCCACTGCTGGGTGATGATCCACGACGTCGCCGCTTTGATCGCCTTGCACAGCGCCTCGAGGTTGCGCCAGTCGGCGTCGTCGAGGGTGAACATGTGCTCGCCGGCCGCGTCGGCCTCCTCGTCGATCATGCGCACCCACAGCCCTACGCGGGGGATGACGCCGTAGCGGTCGAGGACGTCGCTGCCGCACGGGTCTGTCTCGCGCCACTGGGCAGCGTCCTTGAGCCGGGTGTCGAGCAGGCTGACGACCTGGACGGACAGTGGCGGCTTCGATCCCGGCGGGTAGTGGACTCCCGAGCCGCCCGTCTTGACGCCGGTGAGGATGGCGGGCAGGTCGGCGTAGAGCTTGGGGATCTCCTCGAGGTCTGCGTGCAACCGCTCCACGGCTTTGCTATCGAGCCATGCGGTCATCGGTGGGCTCCCGCGACGATGAGTCGTGCCTCGTAGTGCTCCATCTGCTTGAGCAGCGACTCGCGCAGCCACGCGTTCTCTTCCCGCAGCCGCTCAACTTCCGCGAGCAGCGCCGGGACGTCAGCGCGGGCGTTGGCGATGAAGTCGGCGTCGGCCAGCAGTAGTTCGCCACGGTTGTCCAGCGTCCTGCTCAGTGCGCGCATGTCGCAGACGAGGTCGCCATCCTCCTCGGTGATGACATCTACGTCGAGCTCGTATTTGGAGTGGCCGGAGTCCATGGCGAACGACTCCCAAGGTCCCGCCGTTGCTGCCTCTGCGCGTGCCCGGATCGCTGCGAGGTCGATGCTGGGCTCACTCATGGCTGGTCACCTCCGCGTGCGTTGCGACGTGCTCCCGCATTGGGGTCGGGTCCAGGTCAACCTTGATGTAGACCCCCCGCTTGGGCGACCTCACGGTCGCGTTCAGGGGGATCTCGATCTCCATTCCGCAGATGGGGCAGGCTCTGCGGACGCTTCCGAACGTGCTCATGCGTTGCTCTCCTCGGGTTGCCAGTCGTGGGGGCCGTGGTTGGCATGGACTCCGTGGTGGTGGTTTTCGCGCTCCCGGCCGCAGATGCCGCACTTGGCGTGCAGGGCGGCATGGATGATCTCGAACGGGGTGGGCTCGCGGCTGATCGTCACGCTCGGCGCCGTGGCCTCCTGTCGGTGGGATGTGCGGAACAGGTCGGCGAACGCGCGTCCCTCGGTGAGCGCTTGTTGCACATCGGCCATGGCACGGTGTGCGGGTTCGGTGCGCGGCGTGAGGTGCGCGCCGACCGCCCGGAAGTACGCCCGCCTCATCACTCCAACGTCGTGCACGTGGTACGTGAGCCGCTTGGCGAGGTCGGGCATGAGGCGGCGGATGATGGGCAGGTCGTAGGTACCGATCCCCGATCCGGCGAGGGTGACGACGGTGCCGATCGGCAGCTCCCGGCCAAGCAGGTCGAGGATCTGTATCTCAGCCTCGTAGAGCGTGAACCAATCATCGTCGGCGATCGCGTCGTTCAGGGCGGCGATCAGACCGGACTTGATGTGCATCTCGGTCACGGTGCCTGGCATCGGCTCCCGGTAGGTGATCAGCCATTCACCGCCGGCGACCTCCTCGATCTGCTCGGTGGTGAGCACCACGGCGGCTTCGAGAATGTGGCACGTGGCCGTGTCGAGGCCGGTGGTCTCAAAGCCGAGCCAGAGGAGGTATTCGGGTGTCTTGTCGCTCATGCTTGCTGCTCCTGTCGGTGGAACTCGGGTCGGACGTGTGCGATCTGCTCGGGGCTGGCCGGCGTGATCGGCCGGGGCTGCTCCCACCCGTGCGGCGGGAGTTCGGCCGAAACGCCCCAGCCCTTGTGGCGGCCTTGGCGGACGCCGCAGCCGGGATAGCCACACTCGCCGCCCATGTCGGTGTAGCCGGGCGTCTGGCTGGTTGGCGATGCTGGCTTCGACAGCGATGCGCGTGCCCTCTCGGCGTGATCCCCGTCGAGTCCGAGCACGGCGGGTGTGCGCTGATCGGTACGTGTCGTGGCTGCCACGAGGGCTTGCATCGCGAGCACGTCGAGCTCTTGGCATGGGTGCTTGGCGAGTGCGGCGTTGATGCCGTGGCGGTCCCAGTCGGGGCGGATGCGGGAGACGATCCAGCTGAGCGCGTCGCGGTCCTTGGCGTCGGCGATGGGTGCTTGTGCCCTGGTCGTCATCGTGCATCTCGCATGGCATCGTCGCGGTCTCGCGCGTCGCGTAGTTGACGATCTGAATCTGACGATGCCATGAAGATCTTTTGTCTTTTCTCCATTCCCTTCCATTCCCTTCCATTCCATTCCCCCCGTGAATGGGACCGTGAATGGTTCACAGAGCGATTCACTGAATGATTCACTGAATGATTCACTGAATCTCCCCCTCCTCGAACAGCGCGTCAGCGGGTGGCGCGGGTAGGTATGACGGCTGTGGATGGCTGATCTTCTGGTGCTTCCGATACTTCGGGAAGTAGCCGTACGGGAC